GTGATAGCACCGCACAAGGCATTGATAGTAACACCGGTGGTGCGAGAACTACCTTGAGTCACTGTGGAACCTGTGCCTGTGGCGTAACCTATGGGGGCTTGATTGCTGCCAAGCTTGGGACGACTCAAGTCTGTCACTGTTATAGTGGTTCCACTATCAATGGTAGAGAATTCAAAATCATAGGTACCGGTAGCAGAGAATGTGATTACATTGCTGGCGTAGCCTTGCAAACCTGTGGTGCCCAGGCTCACAGCGGCAGGAAGAGTCAGCGTATATGCAGTATTGCTGACCACAATTCTGAAACGCAGAGTACCAGCGGTGCCTGCGGTAGGCCAATTGCTGAAACTCAAACTAGCACTACCAGTTTGACTAGGCATAGTATACCAATTTGCAGCGGAGTAATCCAGCCCAATTGTGCCAGAGGTAGCAGTAAGGGTAACCAACTGCCAGCTTACATCGTTGAGTCTTACAGCATAAATGAGGTTGTCATTCATGTTATTGTCCAGCGTGGTGCCAGTCAGCGCAGCTTTGAATACGCCGTTGGTTTGTAGCTCTGTAATTTCTGAAGCAGCATACTCAAAGTTGGTTTTTGTATTGGTAAAATTATCACGCATGCCTTGGCTGTTGTTAGGCACGCCTGGCACAGGGTAGTCGCCATTGATGTTATTGGGGTTGATTTGACTAGTCATCTTAGATCCTTGATTAGATATTTATTGTTACAAAGAAATAGCTAAATAATACAAAGGCCCACGGACCATGCAAAAACGCACCCGCAGTATATTAGAAGAGCTAGACAATTTGTACATTGAGCGCGACCCTCGCGTTCTCATTGAGAATCGCGCTCACAACATTATCACCAGCGCCATTCGCTTGCTGGAACAAATTGATTTAGAATTTAGCCCTGAACAATCTGACAATCTACAGCGTAAATTGCTCAATGCCATTCGTACCAGAGACACAGGCAAGTTTGCAAGGTCAGTAAGGAGAACAAATGCAGATCTATGAACTCACAGCTAATAAAAAAGCACCTATAAACGAAATCAATCTTGGAGCCATTGGCAAAGCCATTGGTTCAGCAGCCATATCCAAAGCTGGAGATTATGTCAATCAAAAAACTGGCATGCAGCTGGCCGGCGACGATGCCAATCCGTATGCGGGGGCAGCTTCCAAAGACAAGGCCATGGCAGCAGTGGCGTCTATGAGCAAAGCGCAGGCAGCACAACAAAAACAACTATTTGACAAAGCACTTGCCCAGATCGTGGCACAAAAAGGCGTGACCAGTGCTGCAAATTTACAACAAAGTGACGTAAAATCACTGTATCAAAATCTTTATCAGCAGATCCACAAAAATCTTTTGCAAAACAAGCTCACTGACTATACCAAATTACCGTCCTATATAAAAACAGGACAGCCGCAACAACAAGCTCAACAGGTGGTAAAAACCATTACAGATGCAATGACCTCTATACAAAATCCTGCTATGTATGACAAGGCCAATGCTGTTAATTTGACCAATGCATGGGAATTGTTGACTAAAGCTGCTGGCGAAGCCATGATTCTGTTGCAATTTGACAGCAGCGCCACCAGCGCCGCACCCGGGACAACTCCCAACATTAACCCGCAGTTGCAGGCCATGCAAAAAGCTGCCGCGGCCAACAAACTCACCGCACAGCAGTTGGGAATAAATCAAACTGCAATTAACAATTTTCAAAACAAGTATCCACCAGGCACTGATCCCAAGATGGACCTGCTGTTCAAAGCAATGGGGCTGTATCCAGTATGATCAAACTCACCGAAGGCGGCAACGTATTCAAAGATGCGCAAGGCAATCCATTAACACAGCGTATCAATCAAGCTGATGTACCTGCAACCATTGCATTTGTTGGCAAGCTACTTGGTATGGAGTTTCCGCAAGATCGTTGGCTAGGTTCGACCGGCCGTAAACCCACATCAGGCGATTTAGATATTGCGGTAGACACCAGCAAAGCAACCAAAGAACAGATTGCTGCTGCTTTATCAAACTGGGTTCAACGCAGCGGGGGAGATCCTAGAGAGTTTGTGAAAAAAAGCGGTGAAGTGCATTTTCGTACACCCATCAAAGGTGACCCACGCAACGGCTATGTGCAAACTGATTTTATGTTTCTGTCCAATGTTGATTGGGGAACATTCTACTACGGTGGCGCTGAAGATAGTGCTTACAAAGGCATGAACAGAAACGTACTAATGTCTAGCCTGGCCAAATCGCAAGGACTCAAGGTAGGACTCAACGGCATGATCAGTCGCACTACCAACCAACTGGTCAACGGCGGCCTGGATCCTGACTATGTTGCAAGTGTGTTGTTGGGCAAAGGATTTGATCGTAAGAGTTTAAAAAACGTAGAAACAATTTACAAAGCATTGGAACAAGATCCGCAACGTGATGCTAAACTAGCAGACTTCCGTGAATATCTAGCCAGAGAAGGACTCGGTGAACCGGGACAAGTCAAAGAAAACACAGAAGTGAATTTTCTAGCCAAGTTGCGTGACAGAATTGTAAATCAAGGCATGACACCACTGATCGAACAGGAAGCTGCCAACCCGTATCAAATTTACGAAGCCAAAGAGCCACGCATACCCTATGTAGAGGACCTGGTATTCAAAACTGGCTTAGCTGGTGCTAGTCAAGCTATTAATATTATCAAGCAAACAGCAAAAAACACTAGAGATTATGCCACTATCAAGTGGGACGGATCTCCTGCTGTGATTTTTGGTCGTAAACCCAATGGTGAATTTGTACTCACAGACAAGAGCGGAGCCACAGCAGTGGGCTACGATGGCCTGGCCACCAGTCCAGATATGATAGATTCTATCATGGCTCGTCGGGATGCTGGCGCTGCTGGCCGCGGCAAACAAGTTGATCGCACTGATCTTGCTGGCATCTACAGAGAAATTTGGCCTTATTTTGAACGTGCTGTACCCAAGAACTTCCGTGGATACATCAAAGGTGACCTGTTGTTCACACCCGGTCGTCCCTGGGTCGAAGACGCTGGTAATCTTGTGTTCCAGCCCAATCAACACGGCGGAATAGTTTACCGCATTCCTGTAGACAGCCCGCTGGGTCAACAAATTGCCAACAGTCAAGTTGGCATTGCAATCCATACTCAAATGGAAGATCCCAACAGTGTGGAACAACCACTGACAGATCCGTCAAAAGTATTAGAGCCAGTGCCTGGCCTGCTGGCTACCTCGGCCACAGTTAAAAACTTGCAAAATCTTAAACTCAGCAGAGATGAAATGGCAAATTTAACTCGTCTGACCACAGGGCAAAATGCACAGGCACTGAGTCAGTTGCTGAATCCCGCAGAACTGCGAGCACAGCAAATTACTGACTTGCCTGCACTGATGGAAAAGTTTATCAACAGTCTCAAAGGTACAGACTACAGTGGGGCTACCCCGGCACAGTTTGGCACCTGGCTAAGCAACAATGTAAACCCACGCAAATACAACAACATCATTGAGCACCTCAAAAACCCCCAAACCAACATCTTGGGCATGAACGTGGCATTTGATATCTGGAATGCTGTGCACAACTTAAAGATGAACCTGCAGCGTCAGCTGGATCTACAGCATCCTGGACAAGAAGGCTGGGTATTTGCTACCCCTGCAGGCCGTGCAAAAATAGTCAGCAGAACAGCTGGCGGGTTTGCAGATCCTACTAGAAAAGCACAAGCTAGCATGTGATTTTTTGCCAAAAGGCTAAATAAAAGCAGGTCCACCGAGACCACAAACTTAAAGGAAAATTAAAATGGCTTATTATACCCCCGTAAACGGCGATGCACAACCGGTATTTGCGCTTGACGTGCAAAACGGTCCTGTAGCGGCTTCTGCTTCTACTGCTGCCACACCAGTTCAACCTGCTGGTCCTAAATTAGACTTCTTCCGTGCTGTTGCTAACACTACTGTTGTTTCACAACAAGGCGTGCAAGAATATGTTGCTAACGTTATCAACGCTATTCAACAAACTGCCACAATTGCTATGTACCAAGTTGATGGTACAGTATTGAGCTTTGCTACATACCCAACAGGCGCGTTTGGCAATGCCAGCACACAAGCTGCTGGTTTCTTGAGTGCTGCCAACATTACCTACACAGGTTATCAGTTGGACAGTGCAACTAGCATTGGCTTCAAACTAGCTGTTTCCTAATCAAATTTAATTTGATTGAGTCGACCCCGGACATAAAAACTCCGGGGTTTTTATTTGGCCGTAAATATCACAACTATGAAAATACTTTGTCAAACTCTGTTTGATTGCAGTTACACAGGTACCACCGGCCATTTTAGAATTGACCAGGTGCCCTATCAAGACGAGCAAGGCCAAACAATAAACAGCATCACAGACTGGAATCGTTCACGAAATCAGCAGCGCAACTTTGAAACCATACTGCAAATGATAAGTCTACGAGCTCAACCTGAAATTTTGTCTCGCCCCCAGCACCAAGAAAATACCTGGCAATTTGAATTTGCTGTGGAAGCAGCAGGCGTTTACAGCAACGACGGCACAGCAGATTCCACAGCACAGTTGCTAACAGAGTGTGCAGGAACACCAATGATCACAGGATTAAATGAACAGTCTGACATTGAACCCTGTTTGATTGTGCAAGGAAATGATCAAAACATTTGGTTTAAAACGGTAAATATCTAATCATGAGCGACACCACCGAAATTGAAAAAAAGAGCCTAGAAGCTCACGTAGAACTCTGCGCCGAACGTTACAAACATCTTGAGACTAAATTAGTATCAGTAGATGAAAAAATGGATGGATTGAGTGCTGCCATAGACGCACTCAAAAAGATGATGGAAAAATCCGCAGTCAAACAAAATGACAGAACTATTGCCTGGGGGGTTGGCATTATTGCTTTTTTAGTTTCTACCATTGGGTACCTTATAACTCAATACGTTTTAAAATGACACGTGATCAAAAATTAGAACGCTTTGCTACTCAGCAACTCAAGAAAAATCCAGATAATCTTGTGATAACCGACAACGAAGGCAACCACATAGCTTTTGGTCGTTATTTGATCAAAGCTGAACAATACTGTTGCAGAGTATACGACAACAACGAAGATTTATTGGGCAGCTTTGCCAATCGCCGCACAGCAATGAGCTACTGTGTGGCTGACAAATATCGTAGATTTAACTTGGCTGCAAACATAAAAATTCTAGACAGCAAACGACAACTTCTAGCCAATGACATAACCACACAGCGTGGCCTAGCAGACAAATCACGCAGTGCTGGGTTTAGGGAAATAGTTATGACCAAACTAGCACCTAAAACTGCACAACTAAAAGCCGTGGAAAACGAATTAGAAAAATGCGTAATTTCGGCTAAATACTTACAACTAAAAGGATTCCAAAATGAAACTGCAAGAGTTTTCACAAATTAAAAAGATTAATCAAGTCAGACGAGTGTTCGAAAGCCACTTTGGTTCTGCTATGTCTTTTGATCAACTCACAGCCGCCCAGTGCCGCAACATGTTGAGTCGTGTAAAAACAGTGCTAGGCGAAAATCGCCGTAGTGCTGGTTTTCATACTAGCGAGCAGAATCCTGCTTACCTTAAGTTGGTCATGATGGAGCAGGCTCTGACTGCCAGACTCAAAGAAACCATACCAGTCCCTCCCGGTACTACTGCTGCACCGGGCGCTGCTGCCACGGCTCAGCAAACAGCACAAGTTTTGGCCACACAAAAAGACCCCAAAGTCAAAGCTGCAATGGAAAAAGCAGCCAAGGGCCAAAGCTTGAATCCTGACGAACAAAAGATTGTATCTGGTGTAGCACTGACCAAAACTGAGAGCAAGCTGCGCAATGCATATCGCATGCTCAAAGAATCCGAAGTACAACAAGCACAAGTTGTTCTTGCTGCCCAAGACATGGTTGACAAGATGCAAGGCATGTTGGAAGATGTCAGCGAATTACAGTTCAAAGAACTGCCTGCGCTGGTTGACTCAATCAAGAATCAAGTTGGCATTGATCAAGCCACTCAGTTCAATACTGATGCCACGGGTGCCCTCACAGGACTCATGCAGAACCTGCAAGGAGCCAAACAACAGCTTGATCAAGCCCTTGGTGTAGTTACTGGACAAACAACTGCTGGTATACCTGGCATGGATGCTGGTGCTGATCTAGCTGCTGCTGGTGCTGACATGGCCGCCGGTGCTGATGCTGAAGCTGCTGGCCTAGACGACCTAGACGCTGCTGATGTTGGCGACGACCTTGCACCACCGCCTGAAGAAGACGAGCTTGCTCCTGCTGCTGTGCTGGGACGCGGTCGTAGATAATGAGAATCAACGAAGTTGCTTTGCCATCAGTTGATACTGACCCCAACAAACTAATGGGGTTGGCTCAATTTTTGGCTGGCCGCGCCGAGGACACCAACTCACAAAAACAAATCAGTCAAGCTGCCTTTATTTCAGCAGCTCGCAGCCTGGGCATCATGCTCACACCGCAAAATCTCAGCGACATTATCTCCAAACCACCATTGAATGGTATGTTGGAACCCTTGGACCCAAATTCAGGCATGGTCACATTCAAGGGCGCTGACATTGGCCCAGCCAAAATGTCAGTTCCGCAAGCTCAACAAGTTGTCAACAAAATGGCCAAATCGGCTATGAATCGTGCAAAATAGTGCATACACAAATTGGCCTGCGTTATATCACACACTTGGGTTAGATACTCAACGTCATTGTCTATTTGTAGTAGACTACGCCGACAAGGTTGATACCAATCAACTCAACCAATTTGAAACAGTGTTTTTACTCAGTGGCGAAGGTAACACACAAACATATTACAATCCTGAACAAACCAACTGGTACTACTTTGACAGTACAGTATCTGACCAATATTTGGTTAGACCTTGGATGTTTCATTTTTCTCACACAGTAAAAGTCAATACTGCACTGGCGTTAACTGATCAACTCAGTTGCACAACTGCAAAGCCGTTGATCTGGGACGCATTGCTAGGCCTAGAAAGGCCACATCGTGATTTGGCGTATCAACGAATTACTCAAGTTCCGGGATTGCAGGACAAAACGTTTTTGACCTATTACGGCATCAATAAAGATTTCATTCCGGGCTTTCGAGAACAAAAAGATCCTGTATCAATAGGTTGGTCGTCAGAAAACATTGTTGTAGATGGAATACCGGGTATTTGGCGCAGTCAAATAATCCCCACTGACATCTACAATCAAACTTGGTTTTCACTGGTTTGTGAAACCCGCAGTGACACACAGGGATGTAGTTTTTTCACGGAAAAAATTGCCAAACCCATGCTGGCTGGTCGAGCATTTGTAGTGTTGGCAGATCAGTATTATCTACGTAGATTACGCAGTCTAGGATTTCAAACTTTTGAATCAGTATTTGATGAAGGGTATGACAGCATTGAGGACAATCAAACAAGATGGAATCGGGCACTGGATCTCATGCAGTGGATCAGTGACCAAGACCCTGTGGAGATTTACCAAAGATGCCAGCAAGTGTTGCTGCACAATCAGCAGCTGATAAAAACCAATTGGGTAGATCTTGTGGTCACAGGAATCCAGAAGATCTTGACTAAAAGTAGTAAATAATCTAAAATAAACACAGTACATAGCTATGATCGCAAAGCCTGTGTTTATACAACAAGGACTTGTCTGTAATGAAACATTGGAAAGCCTATATTAAAGTAGTTGTCCCTGACAACTTGGTAAGACAGTTTGAAACTACTGTGGCAGCTGATACCGAATATGAGGCTGTGAACAAGTTTAAAGAAAAATATGGGCAAAATTGCATCATAGGTTGGATACAGGAGACTAAACTATATGGCTTACAGTCAGCAGGTTATTGATTTAGGTATACCGCCATCCTTACTCGGTAGTAAACATAATTTACAATTTCTACGGGGTGAGGATGACAGACCAAAATAGAATCGCTACCATCCTATATCGGTAGTGAAAGCAATTACAGGAGCATTAAATGGCATATAGTAAAACGGTGATAGATCATTATGAAAATCCTCGCAATGTCGGCTCGTTCGACAAGGGCGACACTGATATAGGTACGGGCATGGTGGGCGCACCGGCTTGCGGCGATGTGATGAAGTTGCAGATAAAGGTAGATCATGAGACAGGTAAAATTACGGACGCCCGTTTTAAGACGTATGGATGCGGGTCGGCAATCGCATCATCTTCTCTTGTCACAGAATGGGTCAAAGGCCGTACTCTTAACGAAGCAGCAAACATTAAGAATTCAGAGATTGCAGAAGAACTCGCCCTACCTCCGGTCAAAATACACTG